ATATAGGGAAATCGTCTCTTGAATCGTTCCGTTTCCCTCGGCAATCATATTGCCCAATTGAGCCCCGGCCCGCCCAAATATCACCATTGATAACGCCGTACGCTGGGCCTCATTTTCAACCCCTTGTAGGGCCGTCATGATGGTCGTAAACCGGGTGGCGGAATCCATTTGTTGCAATTCGTCAACAGACAAACCCAACGCCTTGAACGCATCGGCGGAGGATTTGGAACCTTGGCCGGCGTCATACAATGCCCGGGTTGAACGGGCCATGGCGGCAAATAGTTGATCCTGTCCGATGCCGGCCTCGGCTGCCGCCCGGGTCAATCCTTCAAACTGGCCATACGTAACCCCCAAATCACCGGCCGCCTTTGCCGATTTGTCAATGGCCGCCGCCGTAGCCGAACCAAAACGAATGATTGATTTGGTGGCGGTTCCAACCCATCCGGCCACTTGCGTATACACCTGGAACGCTTGAAGGTTGCCGATTTTCTGCAATGACCGGCCGGCCTTGGCTGATACGGATTGCATTTTTGACAATTGCCGCATCACATCCTTCAAACCCTTTTCAAGGTGTGCGGTATCCGCCGTGAATTTGGCGGCTACTTTTGTCATTGCGGCCATGGTTTTTGATCCTTTGGAATTTGGCCCGTAGTTCCTCGGGCGTCAACATTTGTTCAAACGGGTCAAAACCCGGCATCATCATTGTTTCATGGTCGGGTTTTAATTTGGCCCCCATGGCCATTGCTACCAATACGGAACCCCGTGATGTACGCCGCCAATCGTCACCCCATGGCTCAATCTGCCAATACGCCATCCATTCCATGATTTGGGCCGGCGTCAATTCATCGGCTAATTCATCAACATTGGGGCGGCCCATGGCCAACGCCAGCTTGAATAGGAAAACCCTAGCCGGATGCCGCCTTAATCTTTTTTTGCGGTATCAACACCTCCCGCCAACTCAAATACATGGCAAAACGCTTGGGTGAATAACGGGTACAACGTTTCCGGTGGCATTTCGGCAATTTCGCCTAACGCATCATCCGGGTAGATCCGATCCCCATTGGCATCGGATAACGCCACGCCCACCACTAAATAGGTCAAATCCAACGGGGGCATTTGTCCGTTGTCCCCGCCCGGGTTTAACCGCTGCCAAGCCTGCATTTTTTCCATGCAGCTCAACCATTCACCGCCGGATGGTTGCCGGAAATAAACAGTACCTAACCCGTTGATTTCAACCGCCGTTGGCGGCCGTTTATTTAACCGCTTGAAATCGTCCCGTGTTGTCAAATTCATACAAACACCCATTCCACCCGTTGTACAATCAGTTCGCCAACCGCCGCCGATACATCCGTGGAAACCAACGCCGCATTGCCCGAATATGAAAAGTTCGGGCCGGTCACCGATAGCGGGGCAATCATCCCCCGGTCGTTCTGTTGAACGGCAATCCCCCACCCCCGGCAAACAATAGAAACCCGGGCCGGCTCAATGGTTGCGGGCGTCTGTTGACGCAACACCCGGGGGTTCGGTGAACCCGCACCAATCACCGGGGCGTTGACGGGGGTGATATCAACCATTCCCGTGTCGCCGGTGTCTATGTCACAAGAAACCAACGCCAAAACGGTTACACCGTCCCAAACAACCGTTGTTCCCTGCGAATGCTCAAACGCCATTGCCGGCCCCCGTGTTGGTTAGGGGGTAGACAACGTAAATTCGGCCGTTCCCTTAATGACTTCGCCCACGGCCAAATCACGGGTGGACGCCGTACACGTGGCGTTTTGGCTGATTCCCAACGATGAAACGACCAACGTTGCCTCCGTGTTGACGGGCGGTGGGGTACTTCCAAGGAACGAAATCGAGATGGTTTGCGTTCCGGTAGCCCCGGCTGGCCCACGGTCAATCAACGGCGGATCCTGGTATACCCGATCCGCACCGGATGCCAAACTTAGCGTGGAAACATCAATCCGTTGTTCGGTTGGATCGGAACCGCCTTCCGTTGACTCGCTCAAATCGGTCAATTCGTATTCTGTGCCGGCAAACGAAAACGTGGTGTTTTGGGAATCTGGAAATGGGGCTGGCATTGTTTATTGCTCCCGGTAGCGTATGGCAAACGTCAATTCAACGGTATAGGCCGGTTTGGTTTCGCCTTCGTATTCGATGGCGGCCCCATCGGCCTCCTCGGTCAAATAACATTCAATAATTTCGCACCCGTCCCATGTGCCCGTAAAGTTGTCCACCGCCACCCGGATTTGGTCGGCTGCGTCCTTCACATCGGCATAGGTTGTGGCGTATATTTCCACCCGAAAATCACATTTTGGAACCAACCCCTGGGCCTTCATTGTCCGTTCCCGGGCGGTGTTCATCCGACCATAAAGTGCATAAGGCGGGCGGACTCCCTCGGGGGCCATGATAGGGTAGGCCGGCAAAACGCCCCCAACCTTGTCACGAATGAAGTATTCCGGCCGGCTCATGTTCTAATTCCCTTTTTCAAACGTTTATCCAACTCATTGGTAGCCCGTTCCAACGCCGCCCCCAAATGGGTTTCAATGGCCGGCCTTGCCCGAACCCGAACCGATGCCATGATGCCGGCAAAAAAGTTTTGGCCCTGAACCCGGCCCACACTTTGGCCCGTTGTCCGCTTTACTCGGTTTTTGGTTCCGTAATTGACCAACATGGCGTGATGGCCTTTGGCCTTTTTTTGTTTGCCCCGCCTGAAACCCACCTTAGTGACAAACTGATACGTGGTACGGTCAAAGTACGTTTTCACGCCCACGGAATCCCGCAGCCGGCCGGATCGCACCGGGGCCGCCTTGCGGAAATCTGCCTTAAACGGGGAAAACGCCCGATTCATTGCGGCGGCTATGTGTTTTTTGGCTAACGATGGCGGTAGGCTGGCGTACCCATCCATAAGGTACTTCAAATCCCGGTCAAACTTGGCGTAGTCAAAAACTACTAGCGACTTTTTGGCCATCGGCTATTCGTCCCTTTCTTCGGCCGTCAATTCCAACGTTTGGAATTTCACATCGTCCGTTTGCGATACGGATGAAACGTACAATTTTCGATAGCCCCGATTGACCCACAACAACCGAATGGGCATGTCGATTCCGGGATTCCAACGCAAAATTACACGGAACGTTCGGGCGTCCTCCGGCTTGCCGGCCCGCACCAATTGGGCAGACGACAATTGGGTAATTGCCGCCTTGCATTGCAGCTTCGGTTCCCACGTTTGGATTGCTTCACCGTAGGCGTTTGTTACCTCAACCGGGTATTCAACCAATACGGTTTCCCGTAACGAACCGGCCCGCATAGTTCAATACCTCCCGGAGTAGGATGCCGACGCCAACAACGCATCAACGGCGTACGGAACGGGCATCAATGAAATTTCAGCCGCCGCCTCCCGGTTCTCAAACCAGTTGGCAACCAGCATCAACCCGGCGTGGCGGAATTCCTCGGGGATTTCCCCTAACGTCTGGTAGCCGGCCCACCACGTCATTGATGCCCGGGCATCCGTTGCGGCCCCGGTCGGCCATTCGTTCACCCGAACGGTTCCCGGCATGGATAGGGTATCAACCCCGATGTTTAATGGGAGGACGAAATAGCCCCCGTCAATGCCAATAAAAATCGGGAAATCCGTTGCATCGTACAACAACGGCGGGTTAGGAATTGGTATCAAATGCGTTGACGAACAACCCCAATGGTTGAACCTTGCCCGATACTTGGTTGGGGTTAGCGTGGTAGCCGCTCGGCTTTCCACGTAATTTTGGGCAACCGGTATCAATGCGTTCAACGTATCGTCGTGGGTGGCGTCCGATTCATCAATCCCACATTGCCGTTTTGCTTCCTCAATGGTCACAAAACGGAACGCCGGCCTTTGTATGCGGGTGATGGAATCAAACGCCGTTGTGTGTTGATGAGCGTATATCACGGGTTTCTGTTCCAATTGGGGCCGCCCGGGCCGTGGTTTCCGCAACCCGGCCGGCCGGCGTGGCCACGTTTACCAATACCAATTCGGCGGCTAACGGCGTGGGAAGGGTCACAACATCCCCGGGCCGATGGTTCCGCCATGGGCAAATAAACCGAACGCTAGTTCCGCCTGATTGTGTCATATAAAAAAATTGGGCCGGCGGTCGGCAGAGGGAAACCAAC